GGTTGCTATTTTTCAAGGTCATTCCGAATGGGGAGCTAGAGCTTTAGGTAACCGTTCTATGTTATTTGATCCTAGAAATAAAAACGCTAAAGAAATAGTAAATAAAATAAAAGGAAGACAATGGTGGAGACCTACTGCAGCAACTATATTATATGAATATAGGAATGATTATTTAGATATGCATGGTTTAGATGAATCTCCATATATGACTTTTGCAATCGATGCTAAACAAAAAGCAATTGATGAAGTTCCTGCATGTGTTCATGCAGACAATACCTGTAGATTTCAAACCTTAAAACGAGAACAAAATCCTAATTATTATGATTTAATAAAATCATTTTATGAAAAAACAGGTGTGCCAATATTATTAAATACGTCTTTTAATCTAAACGGATATCCAATAGTTGAAACATTTAATGATGCCTTATTGACTTTACAAAATAGTAATATAAATTACTTATATACACCATAAAGAAATAATTATGTATGAATCATTAACAGAAGCAACTAAATTTCATGCCATAAACCAAGACAATTGGATTGGTGAAGCATTGGCAGAATATAAACATCAAATTTTTAATTTGATAAAAGAAAATAATATTAAAACCATTTTAGATTACGGTTGTGGTAAAGCAAAATTTCATTCTATTTTATTTAATAATAGAAAAGTTCCAGGATCTCCAATGGGTGTAAATATAACTCCATACGATCCCGCTGTTGCTCAATTTTCAAATAAACCTACTGGTCAATATGATTTAGTTTTATGTATTGATGTTATGGAACATGTTCAAGAAGATAAAGTTGATGAAGTATTAAAAGATATGTTTACATATAGTAATAAAGTATTTTTAACTATCACTTGTTATCCTGCTAAACAAATTTTAACTAATGGTAAAAATGCACACTATACCATTAAAGAACCTGATTGGTGGAAAGAAAAATTAAAGGTTTATGACGGTAGCTATATTGTAATCTTTCAAACAAAATCTAAAAGAGGTGGAGACGTAGTCAATAAGGAAGAGTGGAAACCAAATAAAGTTACATTAAAAAAATTAGAGAAAAATGATAAAACATTAGATGAAAGTCAAAAAGAAAAAGCACAACTATTAAATGATTAAAAACATAAAAATAACGGATCTTAAATTTCATGTAGATAAACTTGTATCTAAAGATGTGTGTGATTATTTTATAAATGTTTATGAAAATAATTCTAAACATACATATTTTGAAAATAGCTATAAATTTAAAACTAAAAAACAAGAAGAAGATAATTATAAATGTATGAATCTAACTAAATTATCTTTAGAAGATAAAAATTTTATTAAACCTTTAGAATTAGCTAAAAGATATATATCTATAATGATAACTAATTATGTATTATATATTCAAAAAAATATATGTCCTACATTTGATTCAAAACTTATATCTCAATCTGATAATGTACGCATATTAAAATATGCAAAAGGACAATTTATAAAAGACCATTCTGATGTAACAGCAGATTCAAGAGCTTCCTGTACATTAAATTTAAATGAAGATTACGAAGGTGGTGAATTTAGATTTTTTGATGGCCAAATTAAACACTCTTTTAAAACAGGAGATGCTATGATTTTCCCTGCAGAACCCATTTGGATTCATGGTACAGACCCTATTACAAAAGGAGCAAGATATTCAATTAATTGTTTTTTACATGTATGAAATTAAATGATTAAAAAAACAGCAAATATAACAGACTTCATAGGAGTGTATGACAACTATATTACAAAAGAAGAATGTAATAAGGCTATTCAATTATATGAAGAACAAAATAAATTTCATAATACAATTAATAGAAAGAACTTTGAACAATCGTCTATTTTAGAAAAAAAAGACAAACAATTTTTTGCAGAAAAAAATAATTTTGATACTTGGTGGGAAAATTTAAAATCTTTAATTTTAAATTTTGATATGGCATGGAAACATTATTGTGAACACACAGGAGCTAATGCCGCTTATAGTAATAAGCCTTTCTTTTATACTACTTTAAAAATTCAAAAAACTTTACCTACAGAAGGATATCACATGTGGCATATAGAACACAGTGATGGTTTCCTTTATGAAGCTAGAGCTTTTGTTTTTTCTGTTTATTTAAATGATGTAGAAGAAGGAGGAGAAACAGAATTTTTACATTTTTCAAAAAGAGTAAAACCTAAAACAGGTAGAATTGTTATTTGGCCTGCTGGAATGCCATATGTTCATAGAGGTAATCCACCTTTATCTGGTGAAAAATATATTTTGACTTCTTGGATGATGGTAAGACCATGTTAAAATTATGATTAAAGTATTAGATGATTTTTTTCAAAAAAAAGATTTAGAACATTTTCAATATTTTGCTAAAAACAGTGCTTTTTATACTCCGTGTTATTTTGATGATGCTCCAGAAAAAAGTGAAAAATACTATTATGGAAGTAGATTTTATTTAAACAATGAACCTAAATTATTAGAAATGTTTAAAAAACAATCTGAATTAAAATTCAAAATAAAAATAAAAAAAATTAATTTAAATTCTGGTATTGATATTAGAAATTATGATTATTTTAAACCGCATATAGATCTTCCTTCCCCACAGAGTATAAATATACTACTGATGCTAAGTGGCCCAACTGCTTTAACCAATGGAACTGTATTTTACTACGGTGATGAAACTAAATGTGATTTAGATATGCATGTTGGTTTTAGAGAAAATAGAGCAATATTATTTCCTTCTAATAAAGTCCATTCACAGCATGCAATTAAAGTACCAAATTTAAAAAGATATACTTCTACTTTGTTTGTAGAAAATTATGAAGAAGTGTAAGAAGTAGGTCTTGCACCTAATCTAGTAATTTTTTCAGACTCTGTTTCTTCACCTTCAGTAGTATTATTATCCCATTCAGCTTGTAATTGAGCTAAATGAGCTGAATCCCATCTACTACTAAATTGACTAATATCACCAATATTAGCTTCTGCAAAACTTGTATGAGGTGTTGTGTCTCTATATTCTACTTCATCTGAAGTGACTGAAGTTCCATATTGAATTGCCCAAATATTTGAAAATTTAGGGTCATTCCAAAATGCATCATCATTAATTTTGTAACCAACACCTTCAGAAGCACCTTCTGCATAATTTTTAATTATTGCCTTGTCTTCAAATATTATTGTCCAATTTCCTTTAGATGCCATTTTATCTCCTAAGTTTTAATTAAATAAATTACTGTTAAATATGGTTGAATGACTGAATTAGCATCACCTGCAAAGTTTGCACTCATATTATGAGAATGTCCACCACCACTACCTGTATTTTGAGTACTTACAAGACCGTTATTTAAATGATTATTCGGTTGAAAAGAACCTGCTGTTCCATTTGGAGCAGTTTGTCCAGCGACAGCGTGTGAGTGAGATGCAAGTTGTGGTGTTGATAAACTAGCATTAGCTGTTGAACCAGCAACGTTTCCAGTTGGAGTTACAGTATTTGCCCCACCAGTTGAAGCTAAGTTTTTAGTTCCTGATTTTCCAACTGCTACGTTATCTTGTAAGTCAGGTACGTTGAAAGTTGTTGAACCATCACCTGATCCATAAGTTGTACCAACGATTGCAAATAAATCCGCATACGTTGATCTTGAAACTGCAGCACCATCACATTCTAAAAAACCTGTTGGTATAGAAGAATCTGACCACGGTACAATTGTTGCTGTTGGGATACCTTCAATACCTGTAAGATTACCACCGTCAAAATCGTATTTAGTTGCTTCGTAATTTGCCATATTCTATTTCTCCCTATAAGTCCAACCTGTTGTTGCATCACCAGAATAAACTAATGTGAAACCAGCGCCTTGTGTATTGACAACTAAGTCAGCTGCACTGTTTGCTATATTAGATCCGTTTCTTCCAACAGTCAATGCGTTTGTATTGAAATCGTATCCTTGGTCAATAAATGAAACTTCATCACCTGCACTTGGAGAAGCAGGAAGTGTAATTGTAAATGCTCCGCCATTTGTATTTGCTAAAATTTGTGCACCTGTTTGTACAGTTTCAGCTGAAGTAATTGCTCTCCATACTTTTTCTTCAGAACCTTTGTATACATTTGTACCATCTGACCATAACTGATAAGTATGTCCTTCACATAAAAGAACACCTGAACCAGAAGTAGTTTTAAAAGTTAAAGTGAAACCTGCATGATCGCAAGCATCTTGAACTGTGTAAGTTTTTTCAATTGAATCTGGAATAGTAACGTTTACGTTTGCTTCAAGTGTACCAGTTAATTTAATAACTTCGTTCTTACCATTTGATACTGCACCATTTGTAAAAGTTAAAGCTCTACTAGCATTAGTTACGTTGAACGCATCATAACCACCAATAGCTTGTTCAAGAATTAATAAGTTTGTATTTGTAATCTGTCCCCAAGTTCCTGAGTTTTCACCAGTTGCTTGTACAGTTAATTTTAAAT